TTTGTTGAGTATTTCATCGTTCAACCTAATTTAAACAATTTAAATTTGCACTTGACAATTCAAGTGTGTTGTGCTATACTAATAATACTAAACAAATTCATTATATGAAGGTAATTCATGCAACTTGAAGAGAAGATTATTAGTAACCTAATGTTCAATGAAGAATTTGCAAACAAGGTAATTCCATTTGCAAAGAAAGAATATTTTGGTGTTGAGAATGGATTTATTGTAGATGAGATTGTTTCCTTTTATAAGGAATATGGTAAAGTACCAAGTAAGGATGAAATTAAGATTGATCTGTCAAATAATCGAACAATCTCAGATAAAATTCTAAAGAAAATTTATGAGACGGTTGATAAGATTGATGTAGATGTATCTGATCCTGAATGGCTAGTTAAGAATACAGAGAAGATGTTCAAGGACAAGGCACTAGTTAATGCAATTATGCAAGGTGCAACGATTCTTGAACAAGGCGGCAAGGATAATTCAAAAATTCTTGGACTGGTTGAAGATGCACTATCAGTAACATTCGACACAAACATTGGACACGATTATTTTTCAGATATCCAAAAACGATTCGAGTCGTATCATACAGTAGAAGATAAGGTATCGTGGGGACTAACAACAATGGATAATATTACTAATGGTGGTATTAGTAAGAAAAACATTGCTTGTGCTGTAGCTCCAACAGGTTCGGGTAAAACGGCTTTCCTTTGTTCTATTGTGTCTAATACAATTCGTCATGGATATAATGTTCTGTATATTTCAATGGAAATGTCAGAACAGAAAATTGCAGAACGAATTGACGCTAACCTCATGAATGAAACGATTCCGAACATCTATAAGATGAATCTGAATCAATATACATCAAAGGTTAATCAACTTAAAGAACGTGTGAAGGGAACACTTAAAATTAAGGAATATCCAACTTCAGGCGCCAATGTTTCACACTTTAAGGCGTTGATGAATGAACTTAAACTTAAACAGCATTTTGTGCCCGATTTGGTTGTAGTTGACTATTTGAATATTTGTAACTCTGCACGTGTTAAGGCGGGGCAAACAAATTCATATGGATACATCAAGGCAATTTCAGAGGAATTGCGTGGTCTTGCAGTAGAATATAATGTGGCACTTCTAACAGCCACACAGACGAATCGTAATGGGTTCAATAATTCTGATGTTGAGATGACAGATATTTCAGAATCTATTGGTATGACTCACGTGATGGATTTCATTTTTGCTATTATTCGTACTGAAGCACTGGATCAAGTTCATCAAATTTCGATTAAGCAGTTGAAGAATCGATATTCTGATCCAAATCAAAATTCAACTGTATTTTTGGGTATTGACTTTTCACGCATGAAACTGTACGATTTAGAAGGTAGTGCAAACGGTACAAACGCCGAGTTCTTTAGACCTGAGTATCGACCAGTGGAAAAGACTGCTCCAATGTCATATGAAGCACCAAGCCCAATGACACAAATTAACGATTTTTCTTCATTTCAATTTTAAGTAATAAGGAACACTATGTCTAACAAGTACAAGATTGATTTTATTGATAATGAAAACAATGAGCTTAAGCTTCTAGTAACTAATCCCAAGACTAATGCGCAATGGATTATCAATAAGTTTGAGGTAGATGAAACATGCGATTCACTACAGATTGAAATCAATGGCGGCTCACTTCCTAGACGTGCAAGAAGTAAGGTTCAACATTTTTTTGAATCGGTAGTTCGTCAATTTGTAAGGAATCTATAAGTATGATGTTTGAAACATTATTTCCTGATAAATCAGAACATCTATTATCACTTGTAAATGGATTCAAAATTATTAAGCATTCTGATAATTTTATTGAATTTACATACAGTAGCAATTTGACAAATAAGGCACAAATTACTAAGTTTCCTGATAATACATTTGAAATTATTTTGTTTAAGCGAAATAACGCTGTAACTATTGGAAGTAATGCTTCGCTTGATAATGTAATTGATATGTTGTATAATAATTCCGATTGTTTATGGGGAGATTGATTATGGGAATGGACAATGGAATTTTTCGAGTACCACATCACAAGTTGAATCGTCTTACTAGTGAAACGGGTGATGACTTGTCTCCTTATTACGATGGATATTGATGATCTTGGGAAAATCTATGCGGCAATGTTAACAGACAATGTAAATATCGATGGAGAAATTGCCCCACTATATGATTATTACTATTATGTTTCTAAGTAAGGACTAATTTAAATTATGGGAATTTTTGGTGTAGTATCATCTATTATTGTTATTGCTTTCTTTTGCTTGTTTGTTTACGCAACATATAAGTTCTATAAGTGGATTGAGGAGATTAAGATTTGTTCAGAAGAACTTAATAAAGAACTAACTCCTCTTATGAACAAACTAAAGAACGCAAACAGTCCTGAGGAATTCATTCAGGCACGTGAAGAGATTAACGAATATTTTAAATCAAAAATTGATAAGTCTCTTGAAGGCGTTCTGTCTATTCGACTGTCAGATATTGATAAAGAAAAGATTAATGCAGATTTTGAGAAGTATAAGACTGAATATATTGATGAGCTATTATCAATTACAGTTAATGTGAAAACTCTTAAAAATAGTGTAGAATAAGCGTAAATGGTCGGAGAAAATTAGATAATCTCCGACCATTTTTATTTTGTGCATTTTACCTTAAATAAATTAAAGTATTAAAAATTTAATCGGTAATGTTCAAATTTAATAATGAAAGTGAGCAAGATTTGGTTGAAGATTTAATTATCGAATCAATTGAAATTCATGCCGAGGATTTTTATTATATTCCTCGAAAATTAGTCTCCCATGATGAAATTTTTGGCGAAGATCGTCTTTCAAAATTTGAACATGCGTATCCTATTCGCGCCTATTTTGAAAATGTAACAAATTTTGATGGGCAAGGTGCATTCATTCAACGGTTTGGTGGATTTTTGGACTATTCTGCCACCTTGACACTATCGAGGAGAAAATGGGCAGAATGGGTTGGACGATATGGACAGACGATCTTACCAAATCGTCCATGTGAAGGCGACTTAATTTATTATCCATTGACTGATGGACTGTTTGAAATTAAATATGTGGACGATAAAAATCCTTTTGCACAGCTTGGTAAGTTCTACACATACAAATTAACAATCGAACTGTTTCAGTATTCGTCTGAAGAGATTCGCACCGACATTGAACCAATTGATGTGTTTTCTTCTCTTAAGACTTTTGATATCAATCCTGATGTCTCTGCGTGGGGCGGTGTGGTCGATGTTGAAATTAAACAACATGGATCAGGATATAAGGAAACACCGATTCTTCATGTAAGTAGCATTCAGGGGCATGGTGCACAGTTTGAAGTTGAACTTGATGAAAGTAATGGAATTAAGACTGTTAAAATTCTTAATCCTGGTGAATCGTATGCATCAACTGACAGATTACAGGTGATTGGCAATTGTGATACACCAGCTGAAATTATTCCTGTAATTCGTACACAGGTTGAATTAGCAGGCGATAAGTGGGGAAGTAACTATGCATTTAAGGAACAAGCAAAAGAAGATTTATTTGATCCTTCAAATCCATTTGGGGAATGATTAAATGGCGGCTGAATTTTATCACGGAATTACAAAAAGTGTGGTTGGTGCATTCGGCTTTTTGTTTTCAAATTTACACATCAAACGACGAAAGCATGATACCGTTAATGGTGATGTGTGGCAAGAATTAAAAGTACCAATTTCATATGCTCCAAAGATGAAATGGTGGGAAGCGTTTGTTTCAGACCCCGCAAGACAAAAACAGGTTAATGTAACTCTGCCACGAATGTCCTATGAAATTATGGGATTCACTTACGATTCATCTCGTAAGTTAACTCGTGGCAATACAATAAACTGTGTCAAGCCAGACGGAAACACCTCGGTTAAAACGCCAGCTCCATGGAACATCGAATTTGCTTTATATTTGGTTGCAAATAATCAGGAAGATATTCTACAGATGATGGAACAAATTCTCCCATTGTTTAATCCTGATTATACAATACGAATTAAAACAATTTCCGATATGAACTTGCCAATGAATATACCAATTAGCTTAAATTCTGTGGCAATAGAAGATAATTATGATGGTGATTATCTATCTCATAGGTTAATTGTCTATACATTATCATTTACAGCAAAAGTTGTATATTATGGGGAAGTTCAAAAAAATGGATTAATTACGGATGTTCAATATAATGTTGATGCCGATAAAGAACAAGGTTATTACCAGATTAAAGTAGACGGTGAAACAGGGCACGTTATTGTTGATGAGTGGTACTGGCCGTCTAAACCTAATAACAATAATTAAAAAAAAATGTCAATTTTAATTTCAAACAATTATCAGCTTGGTGATATTGAATTTCCTATTAATTTACATAAAGCTGAGGATAATTCAGGTGCATATCTTAGTATAGGCCGTGCAGATAGACCAACACAATTAGTTAATAGTATCTTTTTTAAAACGGATAAATCTGTTAAGTTCTTTGGCGCTGTTGATCTAGGTAGCACAACTGTTAAGTTACCATCAAATTGTGTGAATACAGCACAAATTAATAACGGTGCTGTTACTGGAGCAAAAATTGCGGCAGGATCAATTACACAGGACAAACTTGTTGGTAATATCATTAGTTCTGCACAAATTACCGATCGTAGCGTTACAAACATTAAAATACAGCAGTCTCCAACATTTGATGGCACAACGACCACAACAAACTTTGTAGCAAACGGAACAGCGACAATTGGTGGAGTAACAACGATCAAGTCAAACGATACAGCACAAATTGTAAAGATTGGTGTCAACGCCACACAAAACGCCAATCCTGCGGCAAACAAAACAAAAAGTGTCTCATTCGTCGGTACAGATAATACGGTACTTGGTGAACTTGAGTATTCAAAAGCAACAAACGGAACAACAAGACTAAGACTTAAAACAACAAAACAGTCCGACAGCACATTTAGTTCAATTGATATTGGATATAATGCTTCAGGCGCCGTTGTTACTCATGCACCAACACCCGTTAATACCTCTAATGATACTAGTATTGCCACTACAGCTTATGTCGTAAATTCTACTCACGTTGTACATACTAGTGGTGATGAAACAATTAACGGTAATAAGACTTTCACAGCTGAAATTAACGGCACAGCAATTCGTGCAAAGTGGGCTGACCTTGCAGAAAAATATCTTTCAGATAAGGATTATAAGCCTGGTACGTTGATTAAATTTGGCGGTGAAAAGGAAATCACAATTGCCTCTGATGGTGTTGTGAATGGAATTGTATCAACCAAGCCAGCATTCCTATTAAATGCAGAAGAAGAGGGGTTACCTGTTGCCCTATGCGGTCGAGTACCAGTTCGTGTAATTGGTATGGTGAATAAGGGAGACAAAATCTATCTTTCCGAAGTTGATGGCGTTGGTATTGCGGCAGATAAGTTAATTGCTCCAATTGGTATCGCACTTGAGAACAAAGAAACTGAAGAAGAAAATTTAGTTATGTGTGTAACAAAATTTACACTTTTCTAATAAAATATATGCTATAATCCTATTATATTTGTTTTATAATAGGATTATTTTTATTTGTGGAATTAAAATATGAATGAAGTAGTTGAGACTCAGTATTATAAACAGAATCCGAATCTTAAGGCGTGTAATGTTCAGATTGACTTTACAAAAGAGATGATTGAGGAATATACAAAGTGTATTGATTCCCCATGTTATTTTATTGAAAATTATTGTAAGGTTGTGTCGTTGGATAAAGGTATTGTGCCGTTTGAATTACGCCCATATCAAAAACGGATTATTGAGGCAGTACACAATAATCGATTTACAATTTCGATGTTGTTTCGTCAAAGCGGTAAAGCACTACCGATGAACACAAAAATACCGACTCCTTCAGGCTTCAAGCTAATGCGTGATATTCATGTTGGAGATACGGTATTCGGCGCCGATGGTAAACCAACAACCGTAATTGCAGAAACCGATCCTAAACCATTGAGAATGTATAAGATTATGTTTGATACCGCGGAATCGGTGGTTGCGTGTGGGGATCATCTATGGCGAGTGTGTGATGGACATGCTAACACCAATACACTTACACCTAAAAATGTAAGCGTTAAAAGCACAAAGGAAATTCTTGATGCAATTGGCACAAAATCATACTGGATTGTACCAACGCAAAAAGTGCACTATGATACACCATATACCTCATGGAAATTCACAGAGGAAACAACCGAGATTCCGAATGAGGTATTGTTTTCATCTAATCGTGAAGAAGCATTAGACGAAATTAAGCAGGTGTATCAAGATTTGCGATTCCCATATACACGACTCAAACTGGCTAATCAGGTATATTCACTGCTTTGTTCATTGGGACATAATGTTCGAGTTGATCAAACAAGTAGTACGATACAGCTTCAATTGAGTGAACGACTGTATAAACAGATTGTGAAAATTGAAGAAGTCGGGGGCATGATTGGTAAATGTATTCAGGTATCAAATTGCGATAAAATGTATTTGTGCGGTGAAAACTATCTTCCCACACATAATAGCACAGTTATGGCAGGATATTTGCTTTGGTACGCAATATTCAATCCATTAAAAACTGCTGTATTACTTGCAAACAAACAGGCAACAGCAATTGAGATTTTCAGTCGTATTCAGTACATGTATGAACTTCTACCGTTTTGGCTTAAGCCTGGTATCAAAGAATGGAATAAGAAAAGTTTGAAATTTGAAAATGGTAGTCGAATCTTGGCGGCGGCAACAAGTCCAAGCGCAGTTCGCGGTATGAGTTGTCTATCTGGCGACTCAATAATTACAGTAAAGGTTGATGGTGAAGAAACCACAGATTCAATTGATAATATTATTGCAAAATATCCGAATATTTTAAAATGAATATCTCACCAAAAAAGATAGATGAAAAGTATTACATTTATAAAACTACCAATTTAATAAATGGAAAATATTATGTTGGGTTTCATAAGACAAACAATCCAAATGACAATTATTTTGGTAGTGGAAAATTGTTATTAGAGGCAATTGAAAAATATGAAATACAAAATTTCAAAAAGGAGATTTTGTATGAATTTGATACTCGTGAAGAGGCAGAAGCAAAAGAGCGAGAGATTGTCAATGAGGAATTTGTAAACAATCGAAATACCTATAATGTTACATTAGGTGGTAATGTATGCATATTGTATGGTGGGGATAATGGGTTTTATGGGAAGAAACATACGAATGAAGCAAAACTAAAAATGACACAATCTAAACGAGGAAATCGATATGCATTTAACCATATATTTGAATATAACGGTAAAATATATCATGGTTATAATGAATTGATTAACGCCAAATTGTTTTCTTCAGTGTATAAAATTAGAAAAGCATTATTCGATGGTATAGTTCAGTTTGTTGATCCATATATGAAACAATGTTTATCCGATACAATTCCGAATAAATCTTATATTGTAAAATATGATTTACAAATTGCAAAAAAGTTTACTGATAAGTGGAATGCTGAAAATGGTTATTCTGAATTTGTTTCATTACCAAAACAACCAAAAACTTATGAATATGTAAAACGTAAATCATCAATATTGGGAAGAAAAATGTATTGGAATACTAAAACATTAAAATACAAATACTTTAAGGTAGATGATGAAATTCCTGATGGATGGATACGTGGCAAGCCTAATGAAGCAAAAATTCGAGATAAAAATAAAAGAAAACCATCATACGAAAAGGGAACAGTTCGTGCTGTATGTGATGAAAATGGAAAATGCCATATGATTCCTATTGATTCACCATTACCTAAAGGATGGTATAATAAACGTGGTAGTAAATTATGTTTGAAATCTTAACAGAAAATGGATTTAAGCCGTTTGATGGTATTATATCAAGAGGCACTAAGAAAACAATATTGCTTGAATTGTCAAACGGTAAAACGCTTCGTTGTACACCTGACCATCAACTAAGAATGAAAGATGAATATGGTGAAGCGGTATTCATAGAATGTATGTTCTTAGATGTTGATGATATATTGTATAATGATGTGAGAATTATCTCAAAAATAGAAATAGACGATGCGGTTGATGTATATGATGCACTAAATGTAAAAGATACACATTCGTATATTTCAGACGGTGTAGTAAGTCATAATTGTAATGTTCTTATGCTTGACGAATTTGCCTTCTTGTCAAATAATCTTGCGGATGAATTTATTGCGTCTGTGTTTCCGACATTGTCATCATCTAAAGAATCCAAACTTGTAATTACATCATGTGTTACAAAAAATACAATGGTGTTTACACATGACGGAATTAAAACGATTGAATCTTTTGTTGATCAAGATAAACATGGTGCATATTATGTTTCGGAATATGAAGTTTTAGGAAAAGATAAATTTAATTGTGGAAACATATTAGTTAATAATGGAAAAACAAAAACTCGTATCATTAGAAGTTCTCATGCAGAATTAGAATGTTCGTTACCACATAAATTATGGGCATATAAAAACGGAAAATTCGATTGGTATAAAGCTGAAGAATTGAAAGTTGGCGATTGGATTGCTATTCAATATGGAATGAATATTTGGGGATCAAATGATATAATTGATTTTGATTATTCTCCTTATGAAAATTGGCGTAATAAAAATCTTGTAAAATTCAACAAAATTACACCAGATTTAGCTTATCTTTTAGGATTATATATTTCAGAAGGGTATGCTGATAGATTAAAATTAATTATTACTTGTGGTGATAATATTT